AATGAAGTTCCTACTTCAGTAATGGCACAGGACCTTTTGACTACATATAAGTACGGCTGGAAAACCAGCTACTATCAAAATACACACGACATGAAGAATGATGAGGTTGAAGAAACCCGTCAGTCTCTTGAAAATTTAGTTTCCGATATTCTAGAATCAGAGGAGGAAGATTGTGAGTCTTGTAAGATTTAAAACAGGTTTGGAGGGTAAACCAATGGTCGAATCAATGACCGTTTTTAACTCCAATGAAGTAGATACCAAAAAGCAACCAATGTTTTTTGGACAACCACTAGGAATTCAAAGATACGATTCTTACAAGTATCCAATTTTTGATAAACTAACAACACAGCAATTGGGTTATTTCTGGAGACCCGAAGAAGTATCTCTTCAAAAAGATCGTAGTGATTATCATATGCTACGCCCAGAGCAAAAACACATCTTCACCAGCAACCTGAAGTATCAGGTAATGCTAGATTCCGTTCAGGGTCGTGGACCTGGTATGGCATTTGCACCATATTGTTCATTGCCTGAACTGGAAGCTTGTATGAAAGTATGGGAGTTTATGGAAATGATCCATTCCCGTTCATACACTTATATCATCAAGAATGTTTACTCAGACCCATCTGAAGTTTTTGATACGATTCTTAAAGAAGATCGAATTATGGAGCGTGCCGTGAGTGTTACTCAGGCATATAATGATTTTATTAATAGTGCTCATCACTATGATAATTCAAGTGAGTGGGTCCACGCTTTGGAACAAGTACCCTACGCACAAGAAGCAAGGTATGAACTCAAGAGAAAACTTTTCAGAGCAGTTGCAAACGTTAATATTCTTGAAGGTATTCGCTTTTACGTCAGCTTCGCTTGTAGTTTTGCATTTGGCGAACTCAAGCTTATGGAAGGAAGTGCAAAGATCATCTCACTGATTGCTCGTGATGAAAACCAGCATTTGGTTATCACTCAAAACATTCTGAATAAGTGGAAAGAGGGTGATGATCCTGAGATGGCACGTATTGCCAAAGAAGAAGAGCAATGGTTCTATAAGGCATTTGAGAATGCTGTAGATCAAGAAAAACTTTGGGCAGAGTACCTGTTCAAGGATGGATCAATGATTGGTCTCAATGACAAATTGCTACAGCAATATGTCGAATGGATTGCAAACCGTAGAATGAAGGCAATTGGTCTCAAACCACTTTATGACATTTCTGCCAAAAATAACCCACTCCCTTGGACGGAACATTGGATCAGTTCTAAAGGATTACAAGTGGCACCACAAGAAACAGAAGTCGAGTCATACATAGTAGGTGGGATTAAACAAGATGTTACCAAAGATACTTTCTCAGGATTCCAATTATGATGAATGGGTAGAACAAGACATCATTAATGCCTATAAAGAGGCAGCAGAATGTGATGAATATTTGTTTGGTGATTATGATTACTATAAAGAGTGGTTGGGAAAATGTAATGATGATGTGAAATGAGGGTCGAAAGACCCTCTTTTTTTATAAATATTCCTAGGAATTCCCATAAGTATAAAACAATGCTCCCATCTGATATTAAAAATCTATACGAAGCGTATAATAAAATCTATGCTCCAAAGTTTGAAACTATCCTTGATGAGATGACCGATGATCAGGTCGATGAACTCACTGATGATCTGATTGAAGAAGTCATTGAAGAAGTTTTTTATGAATATCTGGAAGAGGGATATGAGATTGATGATATTGAAACTGTATTAGTAGAGTCTCTTGATAATTCTATTACTGCATTGAATGAAGAAGTATTGATGGAGTTGAATCCATATGCACCAGCGGGATCAAAAGAATCAGGCGCGTATAATAAAGCAACTACACAGTCAAAAAGATCTGCTGCATCTGCTGCAAAAAGAGCAGAAACTATTGAGAAGGTAAAGGGTGCGGTTAAAAAAGTTGGATCTAAAATCAAACAAAAAGCAGCAGGAGCAGCAGTTAGTGCATATGCTGCTGGTAAAATGGCAAAGGGTGCTGCTAAAACCGCAGGAAAGGCAGCTTTAAGCGGCGCTGGAGAGGCAGCAGGAAAAGCAGTCAAGTATGCTAAAAAGGCTGGACAAGCGGTTTCTTCGGGATATAAGAAGGGTTCTGAAGATAGTAGTGAAGAAGAATCAACCTCATCTTCTTCTACGTCTACATCATCAAAATCACAAGCACAATCTTCCCAATCTTCTGGTTCTTCAGGTGGTTCAATCCGCAGAGCAGCAGGATCATTACTTAAAAAAGGTGTTAAGAAAGTATTAGGTCTTGGTGCAAGAGCAGTTGCTGGAACTGCAAGAGGTGTTCATAGTCTAGCTGACAAGGCAGCAAAGAGACTCGGTGAACAAACTATCACTGAAGATCCAGTCCAAGATTATAGAGATATGCAGAGAGCAAAACAGAATGCCTCTGGAATGAGAGGTCCAGAATTAAGTCATTCTGCTAATTCTTCTGGAGGATCTGCTGCACAAAAACCACAACCAAGAAGTAGAGAATTTGAAAAGGTTTTACCACAACCAAGAAGTAGAGAGTTTTCTCATGGAGGTGGATCTCGTCCTCTTAAATCGGTTGTAAAGGGTGGTCTTACAATGTCTTATGAACCAAAAGGTAAATCAGTGGAAGAAGGACTTCTAGATATTGGTAGAAGTGCTGCAGAGACTGCCGGTGGAATGATCGGTGCAAATAAGGGTAGACAAACTGGTATCCCTGGAGCGGGTAAAGTTGGTGAAGTTTTAGGAAGACAGAGGGGTGGTCAGATGTATGATAAAGTAACAGAACCACTAAAGGGAAGAATTCCTGGATTTAATAAGGGTGGAACTGTTAAAAAGGAAGAAGTTGAGATCGTTGATGAAAACATTCAGGCGGTGGTGAAAACTGGTTTAGATAAAGCTTCTAATTTTATGAAAACCAATCCTGTTGGTAAGGCAGCATCAGCAGTTCTTGCACCTGTTGGATCTGGAAGAAGAACTCCAACTGCAACAAGTGGTGGATACAGAAAAGAGCAATTTGATACAATTGATGAGAATGTTGGTGGATCTGTGAAACTGAAACCAGGTTCTGGACTGGGTGGTGGAACTCTTGTTTATCCAAAAGGACAAGAACCAAAAGCAACTAGTGCTAAATTGCCAACACTTCAAAATGCACACTATGAACCAGAAGACATTTATGATCTGGTAATGGAGTATTTGTTAGACAATGGTCATGCAGAGAGTATTTCCGAGGCTCATTATGTTATGACTCAATTGGACGAGGATGCAATTCAAAGTATTTTTGAAGAAACAACGACTGAAAAACTTGCCAGAAGAGCAAGTGAGAAGGCAGATGAACCAGGTGCAAAAACTGAATATAAACCAGAAGGTCCAAGATTTAAGAATCCAAGGTCAAAAGCATCTGTTATGAATCAAATTGCTGGTAGAGCAAAAACTAGAGCACATCACGGTGTTGATTCTCAATATGCCTCTCAAAGTGAACAACCAAGAAGAGGTGGTAGAAGTGGTAGAGGTTCTAAAACCGATAGACCAGGAACTGCCAACATGCCTAATCCAAATCGGAAACCAAAGGGATGAATATATTAAAGAAAAAATTATTTCTTATATTATAACATAAAACTTAGGGGTTGACAAACCCCTTTTTTATTGCTAAAATCGCTTTGCTAAGGTTGAAGGATAAATAATATCTCATAAAGATTCTATAGTATGAGTTATGAAAACCCTTGGAGATTCAATGGGGAAATTTTTGAGTCTTCTGATATTCAAGATTATTTTGGTTTTGTTTATCTTATACACTGCATTCCGACTGGTCGTAAGTATATTGGTAGAAAGTATTTCTGGAGTTTCCGCAAACCAGCAGGAAAATCTAGAAAAGTTAAATCAGAGTCTGATTGGAAAAAGTATTACGGATCCTGTCCCGAGCTCAAAGTCGATGTTAACCTTTGGGGAAAATCATCCTTTGACAGAAGAATACTTAGCCTCCATAAAACAAAAGGACAGTGTAATTACGAAGAAACCAAACAGCTTTTCCTAAATAATGTGTTGATAGAGTCACTTGACGATGGTTCTCCTGCGTACTATAATAGCAATATTCTAGGACGCTACATGCGAAAAGATTATGGAAACTTTGGAAAAGACTCTTCGCCAAACACATGATTGGGCAGTTGATCGTATTCATACTCTCTGTGAAAAAAATATTGAAGATGCCCATGCGATTCAATCTGAATTTAGTGAATGGTTGAATCCAGAACT